TCAGGAAGATTTATTAGCACTTGAACATAAACTTTCATCTAAAAAACAAATATTGACATGATACCTGTAGACCAATTGTTGTATGATATTGATCTAAAGCTCAATAAGATTGCAACTAATGATCACCAGAGTATTCCTCTAGAAGATAAGATTATAGCTCTGAATGAGGCTCAGGTTCAGTTAATAAAACAAAAACTCAATCCAAATAATATTTATAAACTTGGATTTGATGCTTTCAAAAAAAGATATGATGATTTGCAAGTATTAATATCAGAAAGTGATGTAACACTCACTGATGATAAGACTAAGACAAACAGATTCTCAGGAGATATTTCTCAAATGAACCCTACATACATGTTCTATGTTGATGGGTTCATTTTAGCTAATAAAGGTTCCTGTGTAGATGTACCTCTACATCTTATACTTACAAAACATGCTGATCTTTTCACTTTATTAAGCAATACAAATACTTCACCTAGTTTTGAGTATCAAGAGACACTTTTAACTATCTCTAATAATAGAGCTGAAGTATATACTGATGGAGAATTCATTCCTAGTGTATTAACAATCAAGTATATCAGATATCCTAAAAAGATTGATGCTTCTGGATATATACACTTTGATGAGAGTGAATCAGTAGATCAGGATTGTGAACTACCTGAATATCTAAAGGATGAACTAGTTGATTTGGCTGTCAAAGAATTAGCTATGAGTACAGAAAATCATAATGCTGTTCAATACTCCCAAGATAGAATATTAAACAATGAGTAAAAAATTTTAAAATTAAAAAAATAGGAATACAATGGATTTCTCTTTAACAACATTATTTGTACTTCCAGCAGGAAACACTCTACCTACTACTGGTTCAACTGATACTCTAACTCCTGGTCAGTTTGGTGTATTCAATGAAAACTATGTGGCTAGGACTAATGCTAACATTGCTACTTCTAAGTATCTTTACTTAGCTCAAGGTAGGATTGAAAATGTTCCTGGACTGGGTTCCAAGAGATCTGATAAGATCAAAAATGGTAACTTTCTTATTGAGTGGTATAAAGTACCTGCTATTACAACATCTCAGGTACAGATCACAGCAGTTGGTTATAATGGTACTTCAGGTACTGATACCATCACAGCTAAATGTGATGAAAGCTATTCTGTAACTCTTAGACTATTCTCTAGTTATATTGACCTAGGATACTTCAATGGTTTAACTAGATCCTTCACTTATCAAACTGAGTGTTGTGATGGTTGTGCTGGTGGAGATTGTGCTAGTGCTGATGTACAGGCTTTAGTAGATTACTTTGTAAATGCAATTAACACTGATCCTTTAATTAGTCAGTATGTTACTGCTGCTGATGTAAGTGATGTAACTGATCCTGATGCTCCTTTATATGGTTTCACTATTACTGGTAAAGCACTTACTAAATATGCTCAACCTTGTGATATTACTGCATTCCCATATGAATATGATAAACTAAGATTCCAGACTTTTGCTTACAAAGGTGCTGATACTACTCAGGACTACTTAGTATATGATAGATGTGAAAACATTCCAACAACTGTTCTTCAAGAGTCTACATATCCAACTGGTAGCTCTGATGAAATCAAACTCTTAGAGATCAGATATCATTCATATCAGACTACTTACAAACATCTATTCAGATGGCCAATTTGGAATGGAGCCTTCACTTCTTATGTAGTTGATGGTACATTCTATGACACTTACTACATTAAGTTCCATGATACTGAACTTCATACATGGAATGACTATGTTAATCAAGATGAAACAGTTATTATTGCTGTTCCAACTGGTCAAGGTACTACACTTGAAACTATGTTAACAACATACTTAGGTGCTATCACAAACCATAATTAACATATTAAAATATCTCTTGAGGGTGGAAGGAAAGCTATTAGTTTATCTTTCCACCCTTTTTCTTTAAAACCAAACTATATGAATATTAATCAATCAGGTTTAGACTTAATTAAGTCTTTTGAAGGTCTTGAATTAAAAGCATACTTAGATTCTGTCAGAATCCCCACAATTGGATATGGCACTACTGTATATCCTTCAACTTACTTAAGTGGTAGAACAGTTAAACTAGGTGATACTATTACTAAAGAACAAGCTGAATCTTTCATCAAATATGATGTTGATCAGAAAGCCAAAGCTGTAAGAAGACTTGTCACAGTAAACCTCAATGATAATCAATTTAGTGCTCTTGTATCATTTGCTTATAATCTTGGTGAAGGAGCATTAAAAACAAGTACTCTTTTAAAAAGAGTAAATATGAATCCTAATGATCCTAAGATCAAAGATGAATTTGCTAAATGGATTAATGCAGGTGGTAAACCTCTTGAAGGTTTAAAAAGAAGAAGACAAGCAGAAAGTGACTTATACTTTAAAGAATAATAATAATGGCTCAACCTCTATTAGATATTACATTAATACAGACTTATTCATTAAAGACAATAGGTATAGCTGATATTAGTGTATATCCAGATAATTTTGATGTATTTAATCCAACATTGGAATTAACTGCTCCTGGAATGTTAAAGGTAGCCTTACCTTTCAATCCAAGGACTGTAAATGTATTTAATTCCAATAACATAAATATGACTTGCACTTTTGATTACAGTCAATTAGCTGCATTACCAGATGGAATATATACTTTAAAATATTCTATTTCTCCTAATCAAGATAGATTTATTGAGAAATCTTTCATGAGAGTTGATAAACTTGAATGTAAGTTTGCTCAAGCTTTTCTTTATCTTGATTTAGATGATGATAGTTTTCATGATGTTCATAAGAATAAAATGAAAACTCTTAAAACTGTCAGAATGCTCATTGATGGTTCTGTAGCTGCAATGAATGAGTGTGATGATATCTTAGCTGTAAAACTCTATCAAAAAGCTTCACAGATGTTAGATGCTCTTATTGATGGAGAATGTAAATGTGACTAAAAATATTCCTATGGCTAATTGTAGAGGATGTGGTAAAAAGGTTGGATGTGGCTGTCAATTAACAAATGGTTTATGTGCTGCCTGTGTATATAAAGCCAATTCCAAACCACAAACTAAATTTCAGGTAATAAAACAGGCTCAAGAGTTATCTAACTCAACTGTTGAAGTAAAAGATAATGTAGTTCATATAAACTTTAATCAATAATGATTAACATCAAACTCAAACTTGCTCAATGTACTAGTGGGAATTGTGGTAATCCTGATTATAATGAGGTGCTTGATAAGATAGATCAGAGAATATACAAATATGCTAAGCTTAATTATAATAATATAAGATTCTTCTTAAATAAGAAACTTAACTGTGATGATGAAGATGCTTATGATAAACTTGTATATTACAAAGAACTTCTTACTAGAAAGTTAGCATGTGATCAGTGTTTATCTGAATTTACCATTAATGAAATTGTTTCTAAAATTAAAAAATTACTAAGATAATGGGATCTGGATGCAACCCTAGAAACATAAATAAAAGTATTAATCCTATAAGTTCAGATGATGTAATTTATCAAGGTCCACCAGATGTTGATCTGGGAATATGTACTGGAGATACAATTACTGAAGTTGAACAAGTCATCATAAACAAACTTAAATCTCTTGTTTTTGATGGTAAGGATATTACTTTGAATACACTTATCCTTGATGTATGTCAGGATATTAAAACACTGGTAGGTTCACAACCTAAAACTGTATTAACAGTCATACAGGCTTTAGTACAGTACTCTTGTACTCTTAAAAATAGAATTGATTCTATTCAAAATACTATAACAGGAAATCTGGGTTCAGGTACTGTTAATTTTAAATGTGTAACAGCTCCAGCACAATTTAGCTATACTTCAGCTTTACAAGCTATTATAGACTCTCATTGTGCTGTTAAAGCTACAGTAGATGCTTTAGTATCTAATACTGGTAATACTACTATTATTGATGGTAGAATAAATACAGCTCTTAACAATCTTATTACTTCTGTTGGAGGATATGGTCTTAAGAAAACTGTTAATAATACTACTGGACAAGTAGCTTATCAAATTACAGGATTAGTTCCTCCATTTACTGCACTACCTTATTTTGGTCCATTATCTAACTTTGATAGCTCAGGTAAAGGAGTTGTAGGTAAAATGGATGGTTGGTATCTATGTAATGGTTCTAATGGAACTCCTGATATGAGAGGTTTTGTTCCAGTTGGAGCTCTTCAAGGTATTCCAGGTTCTGTAGCTCTTTCTCCAATAGTAGACCCAAACACTAATTCTGATGCTAGTATGAACTATGCTATTGGAGGTGTGGGAGGTTCTGCTAAGAGAATCTTAACTGTAGCTAATATTCCACCACATACACATGATGTAATAGATCCAGGACACATTCACTCTACACAAGGTAGAGCTGGTATTTCAGATAATGCTAATGATAGAGGTGTTATGGAATCTAATGGTAATCAGAATACTACTAGAAGTACTACAGGAATTACATTAGGAATTACTGGTGGTGGTCAAGCTTTTGACAATAGAATGCCTTATAGAGCTTGTGCTTTTATAATGAGATTTGATTAATTAATAAAATAACTTAATAATATGGCTTGCACAAATTGTTCAGGTGGTTCTTCTAGTTTTTCCATGCCTAGTCTCCAAACTCCTTTTACAGGAGCTTATCAGGATTCTAGAGGAATTGTATACACTGGACCTTACCTATCTTGTATAAATGTACAATCTAATACATGTTTACAGGATGTAATTCAAGCAATTAATGCTAAAGTATGTCAGGCTGTTGGAGATTATACTCAATATAACTTTAATTGTCTAAGTTCTCTATACACTATTACTGATGAAGCTTCATTTGTAGATTCTATAACTGATTTTGTATGTAACTTAGCAACTACTGTAGATAACTTACAACAACAAGTTAATGATAACTATGATGATTTATCTACTCAGATTGATGGTATTATTAATCCAGGTTTAGTATCTAACTGTCCTACTAATATAATATATGATGAAAACTCTGATATATTTGGTATTATAACTGCTCTTGACACAGCACTATGTAATGTATATACTCAGTTAGATATGTCTACTATTACATGGGATGCTTGTTACACTCCATCAGCTACTCCAACTAATCTTCAAGAAGGAATTGCAGAAATACTTAATCAGATTTGTCTTACTAAAGATCTTATTGCTGAAGGAGGAATTCTTCCTACATTTGATAATACTGGAACATGTTTAACTACTCCAACAAATAATGATACTCTAGTAGATACTGTAATAAAGATCAGAACTAGATTATGTAATACTCCTACATTCTTAGCAGCTAATTTAACAGGCTCTACTTGTGTTGTATTTACAGATGCTAGTACTCTTGAAGAAGTTATAGATGCTCAAAATGCTGTAATAGATTCTCTATCAGCTAATTCTATTAGAGCAGCTTCTGCTGACTTTACAATTACAGATGTTGATCCTCTAAACCCATGTTTAGGTAAAACAATTGCAATTAACTCTGGTGTTGTAGATAGAAAGGTTGCCCTAAATAATGCTGATTTAACCCCTGGAACCTTGTTTGATAAGGTAGCAGCAGGTACTAATGTATCTCTTGATTTTGGGGTATCTAATGCAGGAAAACTAACTATCTCAGCTACAGGTGGAGCAGCTACTGATGAAAAGGTTAAAATATCAGCTACTGACTCTACAGCAGGATATCTTGAAGATAAAGTAATTGGTGATAATACTGATCCAATTGTAACAACAATTGTTACTCCTACTTTAGCTGGAGATCAACTACAGATACTTTCTCAAATCAATATCCAGAACCTATTAACTGCTTTGTTTGATGAATTAGAAGTTAATCCAACACTTAGAGCTAGATTCTGTGAAATTGTTAATTCTTGTCCAATACCTTGTGCTCCACCAACAGGTGTTACTGTTACATTGGTATCTTAATAAATAAATAAAAATGGTATCAGTTTCAATAAATTTTACTGCTAATCCAGCAATAAACTATGTAATAACATACAAGAAAAATGTAGATACTACATGGATTACACCTCCTGGAAATCCAACTAATACTGCTCCATTTATTATTAATGGTCTTGATGAGAATACTCTTTATGATTTCAGAGTTCAAACTAATTGTGGAATTGTGACTGTTCAGAAGATGACTGATGAAGGAAGTGATAGTATTTGGATTGAAGATACTTTTACCTGTGAACAAGATACTCCATTCCAATTAGCTGATACATATACTGGATTTAGTTCTCCATTTGGGTTATATTGGGATGCTCCATCAGGAATGTTTTATGGTGTAGATTGTGATGATGCTAGTGGTACATTCTGGAAATTTAATCCTAATACAATTACAGGACCTGGTTCTCTAACCTACATTTCTGGTTCTATTACACATGATATTAATGGTCTTGTAATGGATAAAGTAAATAGGAGAATAATTTCAGTAGGTGATAATAGTGGTGGTGCTAAAGTGTTAGATATAGCTACAGAGACAATTTCTAATTTAACTTATGGAATTGATACAGGAGGTTCAGGAGGTTTGGGTTTAAGATTACCTATTGGATTATCTAATGATAAGGTTTATGCTTTCTGTAAAAATCCTGATGTAGTTAGAACTTATAATAGATCAGACTTATCCTTTATACAGGAAGTTAACAAATCAGCTATTCCAAGTAGTACTACATGGTTATCTAATGGTTATACTGTATGGTTTGTTGGTGCTGAAGTTTGGTTTATAGCTGCTTCAAGATCTAATGGTAATATAGCCAGATATAATAATGATTTGACTGTTCTATTAGGTACAATTACTCTCCCAGGAATTTCTGTGGCATTTGGTGATGGTAGATATTGGCAACAAGCTTATTATGATGTTGACAATAATAGATTATATGTAGGAGATAGTGGTTCTCATTTACTATTTGTTATAGACACTACTACTAATGCTATAATTAAAACAACTACTATTACTAACAATAAAGGCAAAGCTTTCATGGACTTTGGTATGAGTAAATCTGATCTAGATGGTCAAATTTATCTTCAAGCAAGAGGTTTATCAGGATTATCTGATCCAAGTCCAGCATATAAATTATATAAAATAGATCCTAGTACTAGTGATATCTCATTTATATTTCCTGGAGAACAAGGTAGCTCTCTTACTCTTAGAACAGGTACTAATGAACAATGGTCTATAGTTCCTGGATTAACAATATGGAGTGTACCTAATACTGGATATGCAACAGATGGTTTAATATTAAAATATACATAATGGCTAATACAGGAACAGAAATAGTGCTAACATTAAAAGAGGTATTATTACCTTATCCTCCTGGAACACCAACTGGTAATACTAAACCAAATACTCCAGGAGATCCAGATTATATTGCACCATATACAAACTTAACAAATTGTCCAGTTACAGCAGATACTTCTTGTCCATTATTTGATGCTACAGGAGGTTCTGGATTAATTGAATTTGAGTTTTCTTTATTAGGATCAGTTACAATAAATCCAGCTATAGCATCTGTTAAGATACAATTATATGCTAGTGATGGTACTACATTACAACAGGAAAAGACATATACATTACCAATGACTCCAACTCCTAATTATAAAGTAGATACTTTTACTTCTGTAGTAGCTGGGACTCATATTATCTCTTCAGTTTATTTAGATTCTGGAGCTGGGGTAATAGATACTTGTCCTAACTTAATAACTCTTACAACTACCTAATAATGAAGACATTCTCAATAAATTTTACAATAGCAGTTGGAGATTATTTAAAGCTAGGTTATAGACCAATAGGAGCTCCTTCATTTACTTATGTGAGTCCTAATTTGTTCTTTAACCAAACTCCTTATACACTATCTTTACCTTCCTCAGCAGTTTATGAGTTTGAACTTACAACTCTATGTGGAGGTACTGATTGTCCTGAACCTTCTACACCAGTTTATATTACTGAAGGTGAAGTTTAAAAATAAAGATATTTAAGATATTCCTAGGTTTTTGGTTTTTCCTAGGGTTGATAACAGAGGTCAGGTATCAACCTGACCTTTTTTGTTAAGAAAAGAATATGCTCTAACCAAAAACATTTGGATATGTGTATATTATTTTATAACTTTGAAAAAATAATTTTGCTACAATGTTTACATCAAATACAAATAGGGATGCTGTGTCAAGGGTAAGGTCAATGAACAGAATGATTTCAAGTGATAATACTATCACTGATAGAGCAATCTTAAAGGAACTAAAGTCTATAGCAACATTACTTATAAAAAGGGAGACAAATCTTAGAAGACTTTGGCAATCTCCAAACTTGTTTACAGCTATTCACTGTATTGAAATGGAAAGAGTATCTTTGGCTGAATGCTGTGATTATAAATCACCTTGTTTTATAGCTAAATCTAAATTAAAAATACCTAAGATTGCAGAAGGATTATTTGGATTATTAGTTCAAGGTGTATTTAATGTAGATAATTCAGAAAGCTTTAAGTTTAGTACACCTCAGAGATATGCTAATATTCTTAAGCTTAAAGTTCCTGGAAGACAAGGTTATTATTGGATTCAGAATGAACATCTTTATGTATCTGATGAAAATGTAGAAAGAGTAAATCTCTTTGCATATTTTGAAGATGAAGTAAGAGAAAGTGATTTAAATTCATGTATGGACCCTTCAGAAGATGCTTGTCAGAATCCTTTAGATAATGAATTTAAATGCCCAGGATATCTTCTTAATTCAGTAGTTGATATGACTATAGATAAGCTATTAAAGACATACTTTAGAATACCTACAGATAAAACTTCAGATGGAAAAGATGATCAAGGATAAAGAACTTCAAGAATTAGCCAACTTAATAGTTAATATTATTTGTGGACCAATTCCAAATAAAGACTCACCTCTTACTAAGATAAATATTACTCCTAAATATAAGACTATATATAAAGATGGTGAATGGAGTTATCAAATAAATAAAGAGGATGATAAAAGATGAAAATGTTCACATTATAGGTGAGAAGAAAGAAGAATCAAGATGGGAATCTTATGAAACCTATAGAACAAGAAAATTATTCCTTGCAGCTAAAGAATGGTTTATGTGGAAATATGGAATGAGTTATCAGCCAACTCAAGAAGAAATGGATAAATTAATGACTAATCCTGACTTTATAAAAGATCATTTATGAGTTTACAAACACTTCAAGGATTTACTGGATATAATCAATTACCAGCACAGTTAGTTCCTCAACCTCAAGTTTATGGACCAGCTAAAGTATATGATAGAAATATGTTTCAAGAACCTTATATAATTCCTCAATTACCTGATGATTATAGTTTTAGATGGGAAATTCCTACACCTATGACTACAATGAGAGAAATAGTAAGAGATGAAATTGTAAAATATGAAGCTAGTTCAGACTTTAAACCATTAACATTCATTCCTTTACCAAAGAGTTTTAATAAAGGATTGTATGAACAAATGAGGAATGGTAATCAAGTTTACTATAGAAGACCACAAGATCAAAATAAATCCATTGATATAGCTAGTTTATGGAAACAAACAAAATTAACTACTACACCAATGTTAAACATGAATAGTCTAAAGAATGCCAAGAGTACAAGTTCAATACAGAACAGTCAGCAAGGATAATTATAATAGATTCTGTATAGAGAACCCTGAGATTAAGATAACTTTTGAAAAATGGAAAGAAATCTTATATACATACATGGAGCTCTATACAGAATTTATTTTAGAGACTGGTGAGAAAGTAAAGATTCCTTATGGATTTGGTGGTTTATCTATCAATAAAAAGAAATCCAAGAGAACAAAAGAATGGAATGGTAAAACATATATAAATCTTCCTATTGATTGGGTAAAAACAAGAAGAGAAGGTAAGAGAATTTATAACTTAAATCATCATACTGAAGGTTATAGATTTAGATGGGTCTGGTTTAAAGAGTATTGTCACTTTTATCAATCAGACCTTTATACATTTAAACCCTGTAGAGAACTATCTAGAAAACTTGCTACATATCTAAAAAAGCCAAATTCAGATTACATGAATATTTATAGAGAATGGCTTAAAAAATAAAAATAAATTCCATGTCAACTTACACAAGATATAATTTTATCTCACCAGATCAACTATATGCTAAGATCAAAGAAGAACTAAAATCCTACTTTGATACTGGTATTATAGATGATCTGTTATTTCCTATTTATACTGATTATATTCTTAGGAAGTTTGGAAGAACTACATATAAACTTATGCAAATTCCTCTAACTATAGAGAACTATCAAGCTAAGCTCCCTGATGATTTTTTTGCTGTAAGAGAAGCTTGGGGATGTACTAATATAGTATCTAATCCAATACAAGATACTAGAGTAGAATATTCACAGATAACTACAAGGGTTACACCCTTGTTAGATAGATGTGAAGATTGTATTGAGAAAGATGTTAAAGTGACCTTCAAAACTACTGGTGAATTTGTAATGAGTTATACATATAGTGTACTATTACAACCTGGAAATATTAATGCAATAGGACATTGTGCTTCAGATTCTCCTAATATTTATGCTCAGACTAATAGTACATTTGATATTAGAGATGGTAAATTCATAGTAACATTTCCTAAAGGAGTAGTTCATATGGTTTATTATCTTATTGAGAAAGATGAAAATGATAATCAATTAATACCTGATCAGATAGAATTCTTAGATTGTTTAGAACATTATATTAAGTATAAATGCTTTGAACAGATATTTAATAATACTACTGATGAGAGTTTTAATCAGGTATATACTAAGATGAATCTATACAAACAACTCTATGAAGAAAAGTTTGTTACATGTAGAATCAATCTTAGATTACAATCTATATATGATGTTACCAAATCTATTAAGAAGCAGAAACATAGATTTGATGAGTTTGAAAGACAGATGGGTGGTAGAATAAATACTGCTATTTATAACAGAAGATGGAATCCCTAATATATGGCTGAACTTCAAAATAATAATAAAGTCATCCCTAATTCCCCAATATCAGGGATGAATACTGACAATATTACCTCTCAAATTAAAGAGGGTCAGGTAACCTATGCTCTTAATGCTGTAGTAGAAAACTTTGATGGAAAGGAGATTAATTATCAGAATGAACAATCTAATATATTCTGTAGTAGATTAAAAGAAAACTACAGAGTAGTTGGTAGACATCTTATTCCTGAACAAAATAAAACAATCTATTTCATGGTTAATCCTAGTACAGGAGACTCTGAAATAGGTTATAAATTAGTAGGTGATTGTAATTATGTCACACTAATTAATGCTACATGTTTAAACTTTAATATTAATCATCCTATTCTTAAAATTGTTCAGAAGACTACAAACTGTTCTACAGAATTATATTGGACTGATAACTTTAATACATTAAGATTTATTGATCTTGATGATTTACCATTTACTGAAATTCCTGATCCAAACAAAGAGGGATTCTTTATTAAGTTAGATACAGTAGATTGTAATAAGTTACAGGTTCAACCTAACTTTGCTATTCCTGAGATTACTCCTGTTGGAGTTGAAGTAGGTGGTTCACTACAAAGTGGATCTTATCAATTTGCTATACAATATTCTAATTCTTTAGGAGAAGCTTATACAAGCATGTATAGTATAACAAATCCTCTTGGTATATTTG